GTTCATCAGATAGGTAAACAGTTCGTCGTCTGCCTGGATGGCGCGTTCATCGTCGTCATGACGCTTGTTGAAACCTGCACGAACGTGGATATCGTCGAGGCTGATGAACATTCCAGTATCAGTGCGCTTGATAGTCCCGTCGCGGGACATCTGCTTGAATGAGTTAGACATCAATGATCACCTTCTGAATGAGCGTTAAGCATTTGATCCGTTGCTGTGCAACCCAATGACGAACATTCAGAACCACCACAGCACTTACACACTTGCTTAGGGCCAAGTCGCAGGTTATATGCAAAGCTCTCAGCTTCACTTTCAGCCATTGCCAGGGCCTCACGGACTTCTCCATAACCAAAAATTTCTGGTGAAAGTTTGGCTCTATCCTCGCCAAATTTACGCGCCAGATCTTCAACGCCTGCGGCTTTAATTTCGAGTTCTACCTTATCGGTAGCTGGCGTAAGTTCGCGCAGCTCTCGCTGAGCTTCCAGTAGATGCATGTTGGTGCGCTTCTTTGTATGACGCTCGACAATGCGATCACACTCTTTAGCCCAGCAGGTAACATCATCACGAAGGACGGTGTTTTCGATAGCGAGAAATGATCGCTGCTGCATGGACTCACACAGCGCAACGCTTGTTATGTCGAGCCTGGTTGCCAACTCGTTCATCAGCTGAGCTGAAGCAACCGGAAGGTACTTAGCGGCAATGCGAGCTGCGTCGATCAACTGCTCTCTGGTCATGCGTGGTTGTAACTCGGTGACGGTCTGTGCGTTCGTCATGGTTAGTTTCTCCGTTATATAAGCGTCCTGCACGACGCTGAATTTTGGTTGCACGAATCCCGCGCCTTACGGCGAGAAAAAATGATTTTGGTTCGCTTTAATAAGCACCCAGGGTAGGGCGCTTAATGAAGCGGGCGACTGCCATCGCCGGTTAGTTCTCCACACATCTGGAAGCGCACTCCAGCATTTCACACCTGTCACCCATAACTGATGGATTAAGGAATGCGCTTTCAGCTGTGAAAATGGGCGGTCGGCATTAAGGACATTCACAACTCCCGACCGCCAAGACTACACACAGCTTTCGTTACTACGGGTTACCACGCTGGCTACGTGATTTGGTTGTGGTGGCCGGTGCCGATCTCCGGCTTTCGGGCTGGTTGTGCCAGTACCCGCACGGATTAAAAGTCCGCTGCACATCAGCCTGTGCGTTCACCACAACGTTGAGAGCATTGCCGGTGTCCGAATTGAACGGACCTTTTCTCTGCCCAACCCTCCAAACTTAATTGGACTGTCTGGAATTGAACCAGCTCTTATGCCTTGCTCGTCAATACTCTCATCGTTGCACCCTCGTCTCTTCCGAGGTGTCACACCTAACCGCCACGCTGGTGAAGCGACCCTGGCATAGTTCGTGCCTGGCTTGCACATTCCGGCTACCCGGCATGGAAAGTAGCTTAAAGAAACCCTGCCGGACCGCTGCGACACATGTGCCATATGCCGTACTGCTCACCACGTTGCGTGTAACAATCAGAACCGTGGTACGAATTAAATGTACCTTTAGTTACTTTGATGGTCAAGAGAGGAATGTACTTTTTGTTACCAGGAGGGCCAAAAAAAATGCCGGTTAGTTTTCCGGCATTAAGAATTAGCAACTTAGAGGTTTTGGGTGATTTGAACGACTTTCCCAACGATTCGGCAGTTGCCGTCTATTGGGATGGGTTTGAATGCAGGGTTCAGTGGCATCAGGTATGCGAAAGGACTATCCCATACCAATTTTTTTACCGTCGCTTCAGCAGAACCATCGAGGAGAGCCACTACTATCTTCCCGTATAAATCATCTAGTTGACCATAATGAGGTTCAACAATAACGATGGATCCTTCAGGGATAGAGGGTAGCCCATGGGGATTGGTCATCGACTCCCCACGAACTACCAAACCGAATACCTCATCAGAAACATTTGCCGTAGTTTGCGTCCATGTAATCACGTCAGTAAGCCTTGAACATGCGTAAGTATCAGTCCACATCCCAGCCTGCACAGCAGAGATTATAGGGACTGCTGTAGGTGGTTTTAGGAACGGGATAACTTTGGTGTCATCAGTCTTTTCCTCACCTTTACCATAAAGTATCCATTCGGGGCTAGTTTGCAGTGCCATGGCCAGTTGGTGGAGGTTTTCACCGCCCGGCTTTGTCGTGCCGTTCTCCCACTTAGTCACAGACACGCGACTAACCCCAAGCCTTTTAGCAAGAGTCTGCTGTGTTATGTCGAGTTGGACTCGTCGGGATCTTATTCGGTCTTTCATCTCTGTTTTCATGTAACCAATGTTACATAGAATCCTCGTAACTGTTGTTTGCTATTTGATGTACCTTTTGTTACCTTTAAAGCGTGAATTAAACAGGAGGAGTCATGCGTAAATCAGATGTCATTGACCACTTTGGCGGGGTTTTAAAAACCGCAAGTGTTCTCGGGATCTCCCACCCGGCAGTTTGTCGATGGGGAGATGTAATTCCTCAAAAGCAGGCGTTTGTTATTGAGCGAATTACCAAAGGAAAACTCAAGTACGACGCAAGTCTTTATCAAAAGTCTACAGATTCAGCAGTTTGATATTAACCACAGAAAAAAGGGGTAAGCCGTGGGTATAGAACCTGAATGGAAAGTTGATAAGCAACCGGCCTGGCTGGTGGGTGCTATCAAAAAAACGATTACTGAACTGCCTGGCGGATATGCCGAAGCCGCTGAGTGGTTAGGGGTAACTGAAAACGCTTTGTTTAACCGCCTTCGCACCGATGGCGATCAGCTCTTCCCGCTGGGATGGGCCATGGTTCTGCAACGCGCTGGTGGTTCTACCTACATTGCTGACGCTATCGCTCGGCATTCAAACGGAGTCTTCGTGCCGCTGGCTGATGTTGAAGAGGTGGAGAACGGGGACATCAATCAGCGTCTGATGGAATCCGTAGAGTGGATCGGCAAGCACTCACAGTATCTGCGCAAAGCAACGGCTGACGGTGTTATTGACGATGCTGAACGCGCTCAAATCGAAGAGAACAGCTATCAGGTGATGGCTAAGTGGCAGGAACATTTAACGCTGCTTTTCCGTGTGTTTTGTGCACCAGAAAAGAGTGACGCCCGCGAGTGTGCAGCTCCGGGCGTCATGGCGTGTCGTATC